GTGTTTCCTGATGGATTGAAAGTTTACCGCAAGTCACTGGATTATACGGTGCCAAAATCTGTGCGCGCCATGATCCTTCCCTATGCCAAACGGCGCAAGATGAGCGTGTCTGATCTGGCCGCCAAACTCATCACCACAATCGCGGAAGATGAACTTATCGACGCTGTGCTGGATGATGGGAAACAAACCTATGTCTGATCTTACTCTCTCCCCGATGTCCCAAAAACAGGAACTTAAAATGACCCCCGAAGGATATATGCAAGACGCGCAGGGCGCGCTGATCCCCCTGACGAAAGTAAAGCCGGAACATAAGCTTGAGGATGAGGTGGTGCGCCGCCTGAGTTGCGGGGCCATGTCCCTGCGTGATGCCTTGGCGGCGTTCCGGGAAACGGTCTTGGATGAGGCCTGGGCATTTCGCGATCTGGTGTTGGAAAAATATGAGGCGCGCAAAGGTGGTGCCAAGGGAAACATGACTTTGCGTAGCTATGATGGCACGCTTGAATTGCAGGTTTCTGTGTCTGACAGCCTGTCATTTGGCCCGGAATTAGACGCCGCAAAAGCCCTGATTGATGCCTGCGTTGAGCGCTGGTCTGTTGGCAGCAATGACAACATGCGCGTGTTGATCAATCATGCGTTTCAAGTGAACAAAGCGGGTCGGATTGATACTGGGCGGGTGCTGGGTTTGCGCAAGCTGGATATCACGGATGAAGACTGGAAACGCGCGATGGAGGCGATCTCTGACGCGGTGCGCGTTACCAGTTCTAAAACCTATGTGCGGTTCTATTCTGTCGATCCTGACAGTGGCGATAAAAAGCCCATCCCACTTGATCTGGCGGGGGTGTGATTATGAGCATTCGTTCCTTGCAAAAACTGGTGCATGTCGGTTGTCGTGAACTTGGTCTTGATGCGGATACACGGCGTGATCTGCAATTGGTGACCACGGGCAAATCGTCCATGTCTGATATGTCTGAGGCTGAGTTGAACAAGCTTGTGGGTGAGTTGAAAGTGCGCGGGTTTCGCCCGACTGATCGCAGTGCAAAGCGTCCCGCCTCTGATCGCCCAGATATCCGATTTTGTCATGTTATGTGGCGTCTGTTGCATGAAGCAGGCGTTGCCAAAGTGGCCGGTGCAAAAGGCTTGAATGCCTTTGTGCGGTCCCGGTTTGAGAAGACTTGGGGCCATGTGCCGCTTGATATTGATCACCTGCGCGAACCGGCCCAGATCCGGGCGGTGGTAGAAGCGCTGAAAGATTGGTGCGCCCGCGCTGGCGTGGAGCTTTCAAAATGAAAGATATTTATACAGCGCATGCCGAATGGTCAGAGAAAACTTTCGGTTCAGATCGGGGACCACTTGGCCCCTTAAAGCACTTGATTAAAGAGGCTGAAGAAGCAGCCGAATGTCCTGAAGATCCGCATGAATTTGCTGATTGTATCTTTTTGGTTTTTGATGCGGCCCGGCGCGCTGGTCATGATTATGACGCGCTTGCGCAAGCTATGTTGGAAAAATTGGAAATTCTCAAGCGTCGCCAATATCAGAAGGTTGCCGATGGAGAGCCCAGCTTTCATATCAAGAAAGCAGTCGATGTGCGAGCCGCGTTATCTGATAAAAAAGGTTCAGGTGCCTGAACATGCGTGAGGCGTTCAAACCATATCTGCCGGGTGTTCTGGCGTATATCGCTGAGGAAATCAGCGTGGATGTGGCGGTGCGCCTTGCGGAAACCCGTGGCGGGCGTGAGGTCTATATTCCACATTCGCCAAATGAGGACTGCAAATTGGCCGGGCTTGTTGGCATCACCGCTGCCCGTCAGCTGTCTAACCTGTTGGGCTGCGGCACTTTGCTTGTGCCCTGCGGCAATATCGGCGGCGCAAATGGGCGTCGTGCGCGTATTGAGGAACTTTGGCGGCTTGGCCTGAGCCAGCCCCGGATAGCTGCAGAGGTTGACGTTCATACCCGAACTGTGGAACGGGTGGTGCGCAGCCTTAAAGATGATCGCCAGTCTGATCTCTTTTCATAATCCCTTTTAAATAGCCTTTCAACCATGACCCCGACACCTGTCGGGGCGCTTATTGCATGCAGGTTTTGCGAAGCTCAATCCAAACGGACGGAGCCCCCGCAATGCAATTTAAAAACCAGATATTGGTTGATCATCCCTTTAATGCTGCACGCTGGACCGGGGGAGAAATCACCCCGGAAATCGTCGTTCTGCATGACACGGCCAGCCGCCTTGATACGGGCTCTGCCGCGCGCTTCCTGCGAGACAATGAGGCCAAGGTCTCTGTGCATTTTGTCGTGGAAATTGATGGCACCGTGACGCAACAAGTGCCGATTGATCGCCGCGCCAATCATGCGGGCAAATCCCATTATCACGGGCGCGATCATTGCAATGGGTTTTCCATCGGCATTGAGATCGTAAACCCGGGGCGCATGACGCGTGCAGGATCCAATGCACGCACATGGTTTGGCCAGCTTTTTGATATTGAGGAACATGGCATTCAGGACATCACCACGCCGGAACATGGCGCGGGTCTTTGGATGCCATATCCTGAGCCACAGATTGATGCAGTTCTGGAATTATTGCAGGCGCTGTTTGGCGCAAGTGCTGACCTCAAAGACATTGTGACCCATTGGTATATCTCGCCGGGGCGCAAGATGGACACCAACCCACTATTCCCACTGAGCCATATCAAAGCACGTGTTTTGGGGCGTGATGATCCGGCTGAGGATGCGGCAGATGGACAATCCACCGCCCTCACAGATACCAATCAACTCATTCAAGTGGATGCGCCCGGCGACACGTTGAACCTGCGCCGCTGGCCATCCTTCAATCCCAACACCATCGCCCAGATCCCGGATCAAGCCATCTTGCCAGTCCTGCGCAAAGGCACGTTCAACGGGCGCGATTGGGCGCAAGTTCTTTACGGCGGCCAGACTGGTTGGATTGTCGCCCGCTACGCCGCCGAAATTACATTTGAAACAGGACCAAAGACATGAAGAATTCTGTCATTAAAGACATCATTGCCACCGTCGCCCCGACATTGGCCACGGCCCTTGGTGGCCCTTTGGCGGGTGTTGCCACACGCGCCATTGCTGCAAAAATCCTCGGGAAGGATGACGCCAGCTTTGCCGAGGTTGAGGCGGCCATCACCGGCGCAAGTGGTGCTGATCTCGTGCGGTTGAAAGAACTTGAATATGAGTTCAAAGCCCAGATGGAAGAGGCTGACATTAAGCTTGAAAGCATTGCTGCAGATGATCGCAACAGTGCCCGCCAGCGCCAAGTGCAGATGAAAGATTGGACGCCCTCAGTGCTTGGCCTTGCCATCATCATCGGGTTCTTTGGTGTGCTGGCTTATATCTTTCGCTTTGGCCTGCCCGCTGAGGGCAGTGAGGTGCTTTTGATCATGATGGGCGCGCTTGGCACAATGACCAGCCAGGTGGGAAATTTCTTCTTTGGGTCATCCTCTGGGTCCAAATCTAAGGACGCGGTGATTGCGGATTTGAAAGGGGCGCAAGGGTGAACCTGGATCTCGACACGATTATCAAACTGGCCAGCCTCGGGTTATCACTCGGGGCTGTTGTCTTCACCTTCTTTGCCACGCGCAAGAAAGATGTGGAACACCGCTTTGAGCTGGGCCGCAAGACATTCGCGGATCATGAATTGCGGATCGCAGCGATGGAAACCGCGCAACTCAACATGCCCAAAAACACGGATTTGCACCGGCTGGAATTGACCCTGTCGGAAATCGGTGGCGACATGAAAGCCCTGCGCGCCACCATGCGCGGCATGTCTGAAAGCATGGCCCGCACTGAGGCCATTGTGAACCGCCACGAAACCCATTTACTTGACGGAGGCAAATCATGAGCGCCTATCAAAAGACCGTGGCCAAACATCGCCGCCTTGCCATTCTGCGCCACCTTGAGGGGTGTCAGGAATATACGTCCAACGCCTCAATCCTCGGCGATGTTCTTAAGGGCGTGGGCGTTGCATCTACACGCGACCAGATCGTGACAGAACTGGCATGGCTGCGGGAAAACGGCATGGCCACCTATGATGATGGCGCTGATTTTGTGGTCGTCACGGCCACCATGCGCGGCGTTGAGCTGGCCACAGGGGCCGCACGTCATCCCGACATTCAACGCCCATCCCCGCGAGGCTGATCATGCCACCGGTACGCAAAATTGACCTGCTCCCCCGCGAGCTGCGCCTTTGGCTTCAAGATGAGCTGAAGGAACGCGGCTTTGCGGGCTATGAGGATCTGGCGGAAAGCTTGAATTTCCGCTTGGCTGAGGAAGGGCTTGAGCTGACCATCGGCAAATCTGCCCTGCACAGCTATGGCCAAGAATTCCAGACCTTCGCGAAGATGCAGGAACAGGCCTCAGATGAAATCCGTGGCTTTCTGGAAAAGGCCAGCTTGAAAGATGAGGTCGATGTGACCTCGGCCCTGTTCCAGCAATTGACCACGATTCAATGGCGGCTTCAGATGATGATGGCGACCACGGATGAGTTGCCTGATCCGCGTGGCATGAAAGATCTGACCTCAGCCCTCAATAACCTGATCCGGTCCACGTCTTTGCGCGATGGTATTTTGAAAGCTGAGCGCGCCGCCCAAGTGGAAAAACTGGAAACAGCGGTTGAGGCTGGCGATATCGAGGCGGAAGCCGCGCGCAAAGCCAAAGAAATCATGGGGTTCGGTTGATGCTGAACATGGTGGCGACGTGACCGATCCCGTCATTAAATTCCTGCCATATCAAAAGGCTTGGTTGGAAGATGATACCCGCTTCAAAATCGGCATGTTCACCCGACGTGGCGGCAAAACCTTTGGGGCCAGCGGTGAGATTGTTGAGGATTGCATTGATGCTGAGATTGCCAACACCAAAGCCCGCTGGACGATCTTGTCACGTTCTGAAGCCACGGCGAAAGAGGCGATTGAAGACGCTTTAAAACCCATGGTGAAGGCCTATTACGCGGCCTATTCAACATTGGCGCGCAAGGGTCGCCCAGAGTTCTCGGAAGAGGATTTCCACGTGCCTGCCCATAAACGCGAGGTGACCCAAAATGGTGATACTCATTTTGTTGATGTGGCTGAGGCGACATATAAAGCGCAGGAAGTGCGCTTTCCCGGTGGGTCGCGTGTGACAGCTATTTCAGCCAGCCCGGATGCGGCGCGTGGCTTTGGCGGCAATATGTTGTTTGATGAATTTGCCTTCCACCAAGACAGCCGCAGGATCTGGGGATCTGCCTTTCCGGTGGCGGCGCGTGGTGGTCATAAAATCCGGGTGATCAGCACGCCAAACGGCAAGGGCAATAAGTTCTATGAGCTGATGACCACGGCAGCCAATGGCTGGTCGAAACATCACGTTGATATCTATGAGGCCGTGAAACAGGGCCTTGATGTTGATATTGATGAGCTGCGTTCTGGCATGGCCGATGAGGATGCCTGGTCTCAGGAATTTGAGCTTAAGTGGTTGGACGCGGCATCCTCATGGCTGGATTATGATCTGATCTCAGCTTGTGAGCATCCACTGGCCGGGCACCCTGCGCTCTATCGCAAAGGCCCTTGCTTTGTTGGCGTTGATATCGCGGCGCGCAATGACCTCTTTGTTATCTGGGTGATGGAACTTGTGGGCGATCAGCTTGTGACCCGGGAAGTCATTGCCCGGCGTCGCATTAAATTTGCCGAACAAGATCGCCTGCTGGCCGATGTGTTTCGGCGCTATCATGTTGTGCGTTGCGCGATGGATCAGACGGGCATGGGTGAGAAGCCCGTGGAAGATGCCAAAGCCGCCCATGGCGAAGATCGCGTTGATGGCGTGATCTTTGGATCTGGCAGCAAGTTGGATTTGGCGACGGGTCTCAAGCAAAGCATGCAGGACCGCAAAAGTATGATCCCGGCAGGTGATCCAAATCTGCGCGCCGATCTTCATGCGATCAAATCTATGACTGGCCCCACGGGCATTCGTCGCCTTGTGGCGGATAGTGACACCGATGGCCACGCCGATAGGTTCTGGGCCATGGCGCTGGCCGTTGCCGCATCACAAACCACCTATCAACCCTATGTTTACCGCCCGGTCACGCCTGCGACGCTGCACCGCGTCCAGGAAGATCAGATCCGCCTGTTGAAACTGACTGCAGGATTTAAAACACGCAAAGGAATATGGTGATGGCCGTTCTCAATCAATATGGCCGCGCGTTTAAAAACCCGCTGCGCAAAAACCTTCTGACCCAAAAGGTCGCGGAACCCGGCATCACATCCATTCGTGATGCATGGGCCCCATCGGTGGCCTCGGGCCTGACACCGGCGCGGCTGGCGTCGATCTTGCAGGCAGCGGCTGAAGGTCAATTGCATGACTATCTGGTGCTGGCCGAGGAAATGGAAGAACGCGATCCGCATTATGCCTCTGTGCTTGGGGTGCGCAAACGTAAGGTGTCCAGCGTAGTGCCAACGGTCACGCCTGCTTCAGATGATGCGCGTGATGTAAAGATTGCCGATGATGTGCGCGAACATTTGGCCCAGCACGACGGCTTTGCGGATCTGGTGGAAGATATGCTGGATGCGCTTGGCAAAGGCTTTTCCCAGGTGGAACTTTTATGGGGGCGTAGCAAAGACAAATGGTGGATTGATGAGTTCATCTATCGTGACCCGCGTTTCTTTATGTTTGATCGCGACACTGGGCGCGAGGTTCGGTTGATTGATCAGGAAGACATGGTGGATGGCGTGCCGCTTGCGCCGTTCAAATGGATCAGCCACCAAGCCCGCCTGAAATCAGGCCTTGCTGGTCGCGGTGGTTTAGCGCGTCTCGTGGCCTTTGGCTGGATGTGCAAAAGCTACACCACAAAGGATTGGATCGCCTTTATTGAAACCTACGGTTTGCCACTGCGCCTTGGCCGTTATGGCCCCAGCGCCACGCCTGAAGATGTCGAGATCCTGTTTCGTGCTGTGGCCAATATCGGCACCGATGCGGCGGCGGTGCTGCCGGATAATATGCGCATTGATTTTGAACAGATTGCCAATGGCCCCGGCAATGACATTTTTGAAAAGCTGGCGCGTTGGGCCGATGAGCAAACCTCAAAGGCGGTGCTTGGTCAAACCATGACCTCAGACAGTGGCTCATCGCAGGCGCAGGCCAATGTGCATAATGAGGTGCGCCATGATGTGGCGGCCTCAGATGCGCGGTCTGTTTCGGGCACGTTGAACCGCGATCTTGTGCGTCCCTATGTTGATCTCAATCACGGGGTGCAGGCGCGTTATCCCAAGCTGCGGATCGTGATTGAGGAAGCTGAAGACGTCGACATGATCCTGAAGAATGCGGATCGGTTGATTGGCAAAGGCCTGCGGGTGAAGCAATCAGAACTACGCGCCAAACTTAGGTTCTCGGAGCCGGATGCCGATGATGAGGTGATGGGTGGCGCGCCTGTCAAGAAACCAACACCGGAAACTGAGGTGCAACATCGCAACCAAGCTGATGCGCCCAGCGTGGATATCAATGCTGCCATGGCTGAGCTGGAAGGCGATCTATCTTCGACTTGGGAAGATGTGCTGTCAGGTGTCTTAGATCCTGTGGTGGCGCTTTTGCAGAGTGCCACGGATTATGAGGAAGCGCAGAAAATGCTGACTGAGTCTTCCCGCAAATGGACAACCGCGCCTTGATTGAAAGCCTTGTGAAAGGTGCTGTAAAGGCCCGTGCATTGGGTGATCATCGGGATGACTGAGTTCACAGATAAGCCCGGATATAGTTTTAATCCCGGCCCGCCGCCTGAGGTATCAAAGTTCTTCCGCAACAAAGAATTGCTGCCCGCCTTTAGTTTCCATGATGTGGAACCGGAAGAACATGCGGTGGGCTTTACCGTCGCCAAGGCGATGAATGTGGATGTGTTGGAAAGCATCCAGGGTGCGCTGCAAAAGGCGATTGATGAGGGCATTCCTTATGATCAGTTTGCCCGTGAACTAAAGCCGCGCTTGCGTCGTCTGGGTTGGTGGGGCGTGAAGGATCAGATTGATCCGCTGACCGGCAAGGTTCAAAGCGTGCGGCTTGGATCGCCCCGCCGCCTGAAAACCATTTACCGCGCCAACATGAGATCCGCACGTGCTGCCGGGCAATGGGATCGCATCCAGCGCAGCAAACGTGCTTTGCCGTATCTGGTGTATTTACTGGGGCCAAGTGAGCGGCATCGCCCAACACACCAGGCCAAATCTGGCCTTGTGCTGCAGGTCGATGATCCATTCTGGCAGACGTGGTATCCGCCCAATGGTTGGAATTGCGCCTGTCACGTGCGCCAGATCACGCGCCGTGAGGCGGAAACCCGTGGGATCGGGCAAAGCCCCCGCATTCCAATGCGCGACACATTCAATCCGCGCACGGGTGAGATTAAGCCTGTGCCATCGGGTATTGATCCGGGTTGGGAAAGCAACCCCGGGCTGGTGCGTCAGCGTCATATGGAGCGGTTGCTGGCTGAGAAACTAGATGCGGCCACGCCCGACATTGCCCGTGTTGCCGCCCGTGACATGGCCACAAGCTGGCGCATGCAGCGGTTGCTTGATGGCAGTGCAAAGGGCTCTGTGTCGGTCGCGATGTTGCCCGAGGATCTGGCCCGTGCGATTGGCAGCCGGTCGCGTGTCGTCCAGGTCAGTGATGAGACGCTGGCGGGGATGAAAGAGGCTGGCGATGTGGTGGAGGTTGGTGATCTGGCTGGGATTGCAGATCTTGTGGAAACCGGGCGGGCCGTGGTTGCGGATGACGGCAAGGCGCTGGTTATTGAGGGGAGCGATGTGGGGCTGCGTGGGGTTAAGATTGAGAACGTGGGGGATGATGGGTTGAGGTTGGTGGGATTTGGAGCCTCAAATTGACTACGCTTTGCCTATTTCTGCGAGACATTTACCTTCAAAGGATCTTAGCATTGGTCGTGCGAGAGGAAGGGGGAATGCATTCTGAACGGCCAATTCTGGAAAGAGGAGCAGAATCTCTCTTTGCGTTTCGTAGTCTTGTCCCTGCAAGCTTTGAGAACTGGGAAAGAAGCTCTCACTCGGAGAGTTTTCAGCGTAGATTATCTCATGTTGATCGAACAACAGATGTATGTAGCAAACGCTGTCTTTTGGCTCTTTGAATATGGTGTCACCGTTGACCAGATCCTTTGCAGCTACAAATACCTGCTCTTCGGCAAATAAAAGTTCAGCCCGCCAATCAGAGATTAACATACGATGGTTTGGTGACACATACATTGTTCGCGTGTTACCCAGCGCGCCTTTGCTAATTCGTATAGGCGCAAAATTACCAGTGCCTGCCACCGTACGCGACCCAATCCAGCGTATAGTCTGGAGATTATGATCCATCGTCACGACTTTATCCCCAACGGTCAGAGACTGAATGGGTACATTCCCGAATTCGGTCATGATTAAGGTATCGCGTGTGAAGCAAGTGATTATGTCATCGTAATTCAGACGTGGAAGGACTGTAAGCCGGACAACTGCATATGTTTCGCCCGGGATTAGTACGAAATCAGTTACATAGCCTTGCAATGACGAAAAGGACCCAGAGTTTGCATTATGGAGATCATAGATCGAGCCGACGACATTACCGTTAGAGTCAGTGACACGGAACTGGTTCTCCGGATTGCTTGGAGTATTTGTAAATACAGTTCCATCTACGGTACCCGTCAATAATTGAGATGTAGGTGCTGCAAAGAAATTCCCTGGTGCGCCATCATTAAAGATATTGTTTTGAGAATCCGTATCCTCAAGAGTTACAGAGGTTGCCGCTGCAGTTGCTGAAGCTGTGAAAAAGCCTGTGTTGCTCAGAAATCCAAAGCTGTAATTGCTTTGCGTTATTCCCAGATCAGAAAGGGAGTACATTGAGAAAACACGCGTAGCCACTTTAATCTCCACATTGGTTAAGTGAGCGTAAGTGCCTAATCTTTACCGCACAAACCGTAACTTGCGTTATCCCACTACGTGGAATTATTACAAATTGGCCGCCGATACTGTAATTTTGGTATTTCTATCATAACTGATCTACCTCTCTCTAAGAGGCCTATTGATAATACCTTATTATGGCGACACACGTTTCAAGTTATGTGCAGCCGCATCCAGCCCCCACCTTCGCCGTTAAAAGGTGTTTAAAAGGGTCTGTGGCGCGCTTGCGGAATTTTCCGGGGCGTCGTAGCCTTTTGGCAGGGATCGCGCTCTGTGGCTTATTTCTGAGACCTTAGGTTTCGGCGCGCGATTATTCCTTTTCCCTTACTTTCAGATTATTTCTGACCCCGACACTTGTCGGGGCGCTTTTCCTTGCGCGGGTTTGGCATTGTCGCCACATGGATACTGATCAGACCCCTTTAGAAATCTTAGAGCTGAACTTTGCAGAAGGCGATCTGCCGGAGTGGGTTCAGCTTATTCCGGCAGGCCCGGGCATTCGCGGCATTGATGGCCGTGTTTGGACGATGAATGACGCGGGTGCGGTGGTTGATACCTTCCGCAACCGTGGCATTGATCTGCCAATTGACCTTGAACATGCGACCCAGATTAAGGGCGCGCGTGCGGAAGCGGCACCGGCCATGGGCTGGATCCATGAGATGGAAGCGCGCGCAACCGGTCTCTGGGGCCGCGTCAAATGGAATGAAGATGGCGAAGCGCTGCTGCGTGCGCGTTCTTATCGCTATCTGAGTCCCGTGTTTTCCGCTGCCAAACGCACAGGTTCCGTGTCGCGCATGGTTTCTGCGGGTCTGACCAATAATCCCAACTTAGATCTTGTTGCCCTCAATCGTGACGGCGCTGAAAAGGAGAACACCCTGATGGACAAAGATGTCCTTGAGGCGCTCGGCCTCAATTCCGATGCAACGCCTGCGCAAGCTGTGACTGCGATCACTGCGTTGAAAGCGGCAGAAACCACAGCCATGAACCGGGCGCAGACGCCTGATCCGACATTGTTTGTGCCGCGCGCTGACTTTGAACTGGCTTTAAATCGCGCTTCACAGTTTGAAGCGGCTGAGACTGAGCGCGAAGAACTGGCGATCAATACCGCCCTTGATGATGCGGTGACTGCGGGCAAGATCGCACCGGCCAGCCGTGATTATCATCTGGCGTCTTGTCAGGCTGAAGGCGGGCTTGCGCGTTTCCAAAGCATGATCGCGGCGTCCCCTGTGATCGCGGGTGGCAGCGGCCTTGATGGCAAAAACCCCGACGAAAACAAAACCACAAAATTGACCGGCGATGAGCTGGCCGTCTGCACTGCCTTGGGCATGTCAGAGGCTGATTTCATCGCAGGCAAATCCTAGGAGTAATCTGCCATGATGGTCACCCCCGCCATTCTTACCGCCCTTCAGGTCGGTTATAAAAAGAACTTTCAAGACGCGTTCACAGCGACGCGCCCGGATAGCGACTACAATCGCGTTGCCACCACGATCACCTCAACCTCAGCCTCTGAGACCTATGGTTGGCTCGGCAAGTTCCCCAAAATGCGGGAATGGGTTGGCGCGCGTGCGGTCAAAGATATGAAAAGCCATAGCTATTCCATCGCCAATAAAGACTTTGAGGCCACGGTCAGTGTTGGTCGCAATGATATTGAGGATGACAACCTTGGGATCTACGCGCCATTGTTTCAGGAAATGGGTGTCAGTGCCGCGCAACAGCCGGATGATCTGACCTTTGGCCTGATGGCACAGGGCCGCAGTGAACTTTGCTATGACGGGCAGTATTTCTTCGACACGGATCACCCGTCTTTCGATGAAGCTGGTGCCGCAACTGCCGTGTCCAATGTGGATGCTTCAGGCCTTGGCACCAATCCCTGGTGGTATCTTGTGGATACAACCCGGCCTCTCAAACCCATGGTGCATCAAGAGCGCAAGAAACCTGAATTTGTCTCCCACACCGATCCGAACCACTCAGATCATGTCTTCCACAACAAAGAATTCCTTTACGGTGTCGATGCGCGCAGCAATGTGGGCTTTGGTCTGTGGCAGATGGCCTATGCCTCCAATGCCGCCCTTGATGGCGACAGCCTGGACGCGGCGATTGAAGCGATGCGCCTGCTTAAAGACAGCAATGGTCGCCCATTGGGCATCAAGCCAAGCCTGCTGGTAGTTGGTCCAAAACTACGGTCGCAAGCCAATAAAACCGTGAAGGTGATGTTGGGCGATGGTGGTGCATCCAATGCCAATTACAACGCGGTTGATGTTCTCGACACCTCCTGGCTGACCTAATCCAGCGCAAGAATTGACATAGGGCGGGCCATCACGGCCCGTCAATCTCTCCCCATTTTCTGAAAGCAGATCCCATGATCCCCACAGGACCCGTTCTCATTGCCGCGCGCGCTGCCACTGGCTTTTGGCGTTGCGGTAAACAATTCAGCAAAGCCGGTGTGATTGCTCAGGTGAAAGACTTCACGGATGAGCAATGGCTGCGCCTCACAGGTGAGCGCATGCTGATCATCAAACCCGCCTCTGATGCCGATGCGGCAGAATTGCAAGATCGTGCCACGCAGATCTCTGAAGCGATCCAAACGCTGAGCCCGGAAGATTTCCAGAAAGACGGCAAGCCCCGCGTTGATGCGCTGAATGCGCTGTTGTCGGATGATCTCGGCAAGATCTCAGCTGCTGAGCGTGATGCGGTGTGGGCAACAATCTTGCCCGCTGACGACAGCACCGAAGACTAATTTCCACACCCCAGAGAACGGACCTTATCCATGGCCTATGCCAGTCAGGCAGATATCACACTGATCTATTCCGAGGATGCGCTTTATGTAGCGGATCGGGATGGCGATGGTGTGGCCGATGCCCCGGCGATTGCGCGGGCCATGGATCTCGCCTCTGGGGAAATCGACAGCTATATTGGTGCGCGCTACAGCCTTCCGCTGGCAAACGCACCTGCGATCCTGATGCAGTTCTGCGTCGATATCGCGGTCTATCGTCTGGCCTTGTCGCGCGACGTGCTGACCGAAGAACACCGCCGCCGTTATGAAGATACAATCAAGCACCTCAAAGATATTGCGCGCGGCACGGCGGCATTGATTATGCCCGGCGCAACGTCTGGAAACCCAACACCCGGCACCACGGCACCAGCTCGCCCGCAACCGATTGTATCCGGTGGCCCGGAGCGCATCTTCACCCGTGCCAAAATGCGGGGGCTTTGAGATGTCAGGCATTGCTCTTTCTCTGACAGCACCCGGTCTTGATGACGCGATCCGCAGGCTTGCGCGATTGCAGGGTTTTGAAATGGCGCAGCTGGCTGATGATGCCGGGACACTTTTGGAAAGCTCTGCCAAGAACCGATTTGAAACCAAGGAAGCGCCCGATGGCACGCCCTGGGCGGAATGGTCTGAGGCTTATGATGAGACCCGCAATCATGACAAACATTCGCTTTTGGTTGGGGAAAACAACCTGCTCGAAAGCGTGCAAAGCTATACCCAGGGCAGCGATGTCACCGTGGGTTCAAACCTGATTTACGCCGCTCATCACCAGCTTGGCGGTGAAGAGATTGGCAGCGGTATGCCTGAGCGTCCCTATCTTGGCATGTCATCTGATGATGTTGAAGATCTGCGCGATCTCGTGACCGCCCATATGGACGGGACCCTGCAATGAGCGCCGCCCCCGATACACTTTCAAACCTGCCACAGATCATTTGTGATGAGGTCAGCATCCGCTTGCCGGATCTCAAAGCCTGCAAACCACATGCCGGAAAATTCTCGCTGGAAGAGCTGAAGAAAAGCGGCCTCACGTCACCTGCCGTTGTGATCTCAACACTTGGGGCCAAACAGGGTGAAGGTTACGCCGGACATTCCACTGAGTTCCTGCTTTCAATGGCGGCTTATGTCGTGTGCAAAGATGCGCTTGGCCTGCAACGTGATCTGGCGGCCGCCAATATCTGCCAGGTGTTGCTGGAATTGGTGCCCGGAAAAAACTGGGGTAATCCAGCCTGTGGTCAGGCGCAAGGCGTGGCGATGCACACGCTGATCTCAGCCAAAAGCAAAGACAGCGGCGTCTCGCTTTGGGCGGTGACCTGGAACCAACCGATCACGTTTTTCCAATCCAGCCCGGCACCGCTTGGCGCGCAAATCTATGTCGGTGGCACGCCGATCAGCGGGGCAAGCTGATGTCATATGCCGATTCAGAAGCAGATCGCCGGATTGCCAATATTATTTCCGTGGGCCGCGTCACGGCTGTGGACCCTGCCAAATCTGCGGCGCGTGTGCAGATCGGGGATCTTCTCACGCCGTTTATTCAGGTGGGGCAACTCAGCGCCGGTGCGATTCAATTCTGGTGGATGCCAAGTGAGGGCGAACAAGTCGTGGTCGCCGCACCTTCAGGTGACATGGCGCAGGCGATGATCATTTGCTCAATCTATGCAGGCAATGCCCCCAGTTCAGATGCCGGCACGCCAATGATCAATCTCAATGGCGGCGAGATCCACGTGAACGGCACGATGATTGTTTCTGGTGACGTGATCGCCAGCGGTGTCAGCCTTGTTCACCACACGCATTCCGGCATCAAACCCGGTCCCGCAAATACAGGAGAACCCAACTGATGGAAAAACCACAGGACTATATCGCAAATGCTGACGGCTGGATTGCTGGCAAATGGTGCGCCAAGGGCACGTCCCTGCGGATGACCGCACATGCGGCCAAATATGAACAGGTGACACTGGCCTCAGACGCAAGCCCCAAAGTTGAGCTGACCGGCGCGCTGGATGATCCTTTGGTCAAATCCACAGGCCTTGCCGCAAAAGCTGCAACCGAAACCAAGAAACGTGCGCGCAAATGAACATTGCTGTCAGCACAGGCATGGATCGCCAGACGGGGCGTAGGATCACGGGGGATGCGCATTTGGCGCAATCCATCGCTGACATCCTCACCACGCCCAAAGGCACGCTGGTTATGCTGCGTGATTATGGTTCTGACCTGCCTGACATTATTGACCAGCCCATCAATGGCGAAACTCTGATTGATGTCTATCAGGCAACTGCTGAGGCGCTGGATCGATGGGAGCCGCGCCTGAAGCTTGAGCGCGTGCAGATCACCCAAGCCCGCGCTGGCTTTGCCGAACTTGAACTGAGCGCTGAGGTCACCGGCGACAGCCGTGTGCTGCCGGTCGCGGTGGATCTCGTCAATAATCCCTTCAATACTGGGGGCGCGTCATGAGCCGCTTTTCTCAGGTCGATCTCTCAAAACTGCCCGCGCCGGATATCATCAAACCCGCCGCATATGAGGTCTTACTGGCCGATATGAAGCTTGAGGCCATTCAAGCCATGCCTGAACTTGCACCGTTTCTGGCACTGGAAAGTGAACCTGTCAGCAAACTGTTGCGGGTCTGTGCATGGTTTCGGTTTTTGGATCGCTTAGAGTTCAATGACGATGCACGCGGTTGCATGTTGGCGCTGGCGACTGGTCCCAATCTTGATGGCTTGGCGGCCTTTTGGGGCGTGGAACGTCTGATCATTCAGGCCGGGGATGATCAGGTGGACCCGCCGATCCCTGAGATCCTGGAAGATGATGCCGCCCTGCGTGCGCGCACCCAGCTTTCGCTTGAAGGTCACACATCTGCGGGCACAATCGGGGCTTATATTTTCCATGCGATCTCTGCCGATGGTGCGGTGAAAGATGCCGCTGTCAGCCGCCCCGCGCCGGGTGAAGTTGAGGTTGCTGTGCTGGCCCATGGTGGTGATGGCACCCCCTCTGCAGCACTATTGGCATTGGTTGTGGATGTGCTGGATGAGACCCGCCCGCTGTGTGATCTCGTGACTGTAAAAGCCGCTTCAATCACTCTTTACAGCATTGAAGCCGTGCTGACTTTGATGCCCGGCGCTGACAGTGCGCAGATCCTCGCGGCAGCCCAGGCTGAGGTTGCTGAGTTCATCGCGGTCCATCACAATCTTGGCCATGACATCACCCGGGCGGGTTTAACGGCGGCGCTGTTTCGGCCCGGTGTGCAGAATATTGATCTGATTGTGCCTGCCGTTGATCTGGTGATTGCACCGGATGAGGCTGCGTTTTGCGGTGCGGCCCCGATCCTGACGGTTGGGGGCTTTAATGTCTGATAGCATTTTGCCCCCCAATGCCACCCGTGTTGAATTGGCTTGCGAACGTGGCATTGCCGTGAGCCGTCCAGATCTCACGCCTGTTGCGGCTTTGATGAACCCAGACACATGCCCGGTGCATTTGCTGCCTTGGCTTGCTTGGGCGCTGTCTGTGGATTTTTGGGATAGCGGTTGGAGCGAGGAAACCAAACGCGCATCCATTCGTGAATCTGTGAGCATTCACCGCGTCAAAGGCACGCTGCAATCTGTCAGGCGCGCCCTGAAGGCTGCGGGTTATGGCGACGCCACAGTGGTTGAGCGTTACGGCTATGAAACCTACGACGGCGCATACAAATATGACGGATCAATCACGTATTCCGAGCCTGATCATTGGGCAGAATATCGCGTTTATCTGACTCGCCCGATTACGATTGAGCAGGCTGCGCAGGTGCGCGCCATTCTGCGCCTAGTGGCCCCAGCACGGTGCCACCTAAAGGGCTTATTCTTCACCGAAGCCCTGAATTCTTACAATGGCCGCATCACCTATGACGGCTCATATACTTATGGAGTTGCCTGATGGCTGATCTTGTTGAAATTGCTGAATTTACACCTGGAATTTTCCAAGTCGAAACAAGCACTGCCGTCATGGGAGGGCCACCTAATCTTGCGACAAAGACAGGTGGCCCGAATATTGCAGCCCAACAGCTTGCGAACCGGACGCTCTATAACAAGCAAGAAATTGAGGCTCTGAAATTGGCACTTGGGAATATTGACGTCTCTGCCCAGATCAATGCGGCTATTGCTGCTTTGGTCAATGGTGCGCCTGGTGCGTTGGACACGTTGAATGAACTGGCCGCTGCGATTGGCGACAATGAAAGTGAACTGGCTGCGTTGTTGGCGCAGATCGCCGCGTTGTCTACCAAAGTCGATGGCGCAGGGGTGCCAATCGGTCAAGTTTCGGGCTTCCATTCAAGCGTTGCGCCTGCGGGTTGGGTGGTCTGTGACGGTTCCGCAGTCACGGCACTTTACCCTGATTTGCGCACGCATCTTTTGGCGCAACCCGGTGTGGTGACCGATGTCATTGGTAATCCGCTTTTGCCGGATTATCGCGGTGAATTCATGCGCGGCTTGGATGCTGGGCGTGGTGTGGATACGGGGCGCGTGTTGGGATCGGCACAGAGTTGGGCAATCGAAAACATTGTTGGTACTTTTGACGGAAATGTTAATGATAACAATTCCATCAAAACGGGCACGTTTTACGTACAGTCTACGTCAGTCACTGGCAGTGGCAGCGACGGTGTTGCGGGTGGCGGTAGCGTTGGCTTTGATGCGTCACGTACTGTTCAAACATCAAATGAAACTCGCCCGCGTAATATCGCGGCCTTATTCTGTATGAAAGCTGCTGATCAGGCTTTAACCGGGGGCATGGCTGATCTCGCACAACTTTTGACCAGCGTGGCAACACAGGCAGAGGCTGAAGCTGGCGTTGATGACACAAAAGTCATGACCGCCTTAAAAGTAGCGCAAGCTCTGACCAATGCAGGCTTTGCATTATCTGAACATGTGTTTGGCGTCGGTCAGACCCGAACGGATGTCACGGGACTGCGGCCAGCCAATCTTTCCATCCATAACAACACACCAAAGATGCGGCACATCCTTTTTGAGGCGAATTCAAACACCACACTATCCACATCTGTTGATGGGGTGGTTTGGGTGTCTCATCCTCTGGTCAACGCATATGATCAAGGGTCATTTTTTGTGATGCCATGGGAACATTACAAAGTTAACAAAACCACATCCACATTCTGGGAGATCAGCTGATGCTGTATTATTTTTTCCATTCCTCCAAAGGCATGTGGGCAGTAGTATCGGAACCAACCCCTGATCTTTTGGCCTCATATCCTGAGGGAACGATCGCGCTTCCTGGGAGACCATCTGATGATCATCAATGGAATGATGTTGCTGGTGAATGGCAACATGTAGCGCCGCTTGTATCGGGTGCTGATATTGACGCGGAACGCAACCGGCGCATCACGGCAGGCTTCAACTTTGAGGGCCATATCTTCCAGGCCGACCCTGAAAGCCTTGCCAATATCACGGGTGCCACCACATCGGCCATTGGTGCGTTGATGGCAGGCAAGGCAGGCGATGATGTCAATTGGGCAGACCCCGCCACGCCTTTTGTGTGGCTGGCTGCTGACAACACGCTGGTGCCCATGGGACCTGCGCAAGTCGTGGCTTTTGGCAATGCCGCCATGGCCCATAAATCGCAACACATCCATGCGGCGCGGGTTTTGAAAAACACGAACCCAATCCCCGCTAACTTTGCGGATGACAACTTTTGGGGTGCGGTCTGATGCAGAGTATGAGCCGCCCATCATTCCATGATTTAACCACGCAACAACAACGCCAGTTCGGCAATGGTGTTGGGCCGTACTGGTTGCCTAATAACATGCGCAATCTGATCACCAAAACCGCGAGCTGGTTCTTTAAAGATGCAAGCTGGCGTCACCATGATTTTGGCTATGCCGTTGGCGGTGATCGTTGGGATCGGGCGCGCTGTGATTGGAAGTTCTTCACGGCCATGCTGCGCGATGCGGTCTCACAACCCGTGGTCTGGTCACTAATTGCCGTGCCTGCAGCGCTTTTGATCAGCGTTGTTTTATTCCTTGCCGTGCGCATTGGCGGGCAGTTCGGATCGTTTGAATATCGCGACAGCTACGCCAGCCTTGAGGATGTGATTGGGGGATACCGCACATGAGCCTCATATCTCGCATCTTCAAGAAACTGGCGCGCCGCAAACGCAAAACAGGGACGTTGCGCAAATCCGTGTTTCGACCTGGGCGCAACAGAATGAACGACACTGCGGCAACGCTGTGGCAGCGCAAATATCGCTTTCGGGAAACGCCCGCTGTGCGCGCCGGAACAAAGAGACGCTACGTCCGCGAGCGCAAAACCCGGCGTCATATCTCACGCAAAAAAGGGGCGCTATTTTTCATGAGCTGCACTGATCCAAACCAAGAAACCCACTTTTACAAAACCATAGGAGGCATCCATGCCTGAACAATTTCTTCACGGGGTTGAGGTCATCCAAGTTGATGACGGCATTCGCCCCATTCGTATTGCAAAAAGCTCAGCAATTGGCTTCGCAGGAACCGCGCCAGATGCCCCTGAAGGCTTCCCTCGCAACGAACCCGTGCTGATTAAGGGGCCGCGTGATGCGGCTCAACTCGGCTCGGGAGGAACACTCAAAGATGCCTATATGGCAGCATATCAGAATGGTGCTAGTGAAGTTGTGGTCAGCCTCGTACCTGAAGGTTCAAGCGCTGCAGAAACAATGGCTAACGTTGTTGGCGATCCTACGGCGGGGACCGGCGTATGGGCCTTGCAAAACGCAGGCAATAAATTGGACATCGTCCCACGTATTAATGCTGCGCCAGGGTTCACAACTGGATTACCTGCCGATGGGGTAAATCCAGTGGTTTCAAACTTGATTACTATTGGTGACAATACGCGTGCCATCGTTGTTAAAGATGGCCCAAATACTACAGAAGAAGACGCGAAGTTGGATCGGCAAAACTACGGTTCTGACCGTTTGCTGATCGTTGATCCTGCTGTGCGTGTGTTTGATACGGATTCTGCCGCCTATACCACGCGGCCAAACTCAGGTTATATTGCTGGGTTAATCGCCAAACGTGACGTCGAAAAAGGTTTCTGGTGGTCACCTTCCAACCAAGTGATCCGTGGGATCTCTGGTACTGCAAGGCCTGTCAGTTTTCATCTGTCTTCATCTGCAACTGAAGCCAATCGCATGAATGAGGCCGAGGTTGCCACCATCGTGCGCCGAAATGGCTTCCGCCTGTGGGGTAATCGAAGCACCAGTGCTGATGCACAATGGGCCTTCCTCTCTGTGCGGCGCACAGCTGACATTATCTATGAGAGCATTGAGCAAGCGCATCTTTGGGCAATGGATCGTCCAATGTCTGCCCAACTGATCATGGATATTCGTGACGGCGTGCAAGCGATGGGGCAACAATTGATCAATTCCGGCGCATTGCTTGGGTTCAATTGCTGGCTTGATCCTGAACTCAACACAGAGACCACGTTGAAATCAGGCAAGCTCTATATCGATTTTGATTTTGAGCCACCGGCACCGCTGGAACACCTGATTTTCCGCGCCCATCGCAATGGCACTTACTATGATGAGCTGATCTCAGATGTGAGTGCTGCCGCCTAACAATGGGGGCGCATGCAGCGCCCTTTCAATTCCCGTAATTTATAAGGATATGCGAGATGCAATACCCGCGTAAAATTCGCAACTTCAGCGCCTTTATTGATGGCGTCAGCTATGCTGGCCGCGCGCTTGAGGGCAAACTGCCAGAGCTTAAACTGCAACTGGCCAGCCACCGGGGTGGTGGCATGGATGGCCCCATGGCCCAGGACATGGGCATGGAAGCTATGAAGGCCGAAGTGACCCTGGCCGATTGGCCGCCTGAGCTGATCAAAATGTTTGGCACACGCCAACGCATGACCCTGCGCCCCGGCGCCATGGGCGAACATGATTTTTCCGCAGACAGCTTTGTTGCCACCATTGGCGGGCGTTGGTCGATGGTCAACTTCAGTGATCTCAAACCGGGCTCTGATGTGCCCCTGAAACTCACGCTGGAAGTCGATTGTTTTCGCATGCTGCATAATGGCGATGAGCTTTTTGAAATCGACATCGAGGCGGGCAAACGCGTGATCGGTGGCGTCGATCAGCTTGCTCAAATCCGTGCGGCCATGGGTCTCTGATCACGCGCCCAATCTGACTTTCCCAACATCTTCAGGCGGCATGTGATCGCCTGATTAAACCCTCTTTCAAACTGGATTAAATCCCATGTCAAACGTCACCAAAATGAACACTGTCGCCCTTGCCACCGCTGTCGAGATCGACGGCAAACAGGTCTCAGAAATCTCCCTGCGCAAACCTTCCAGCGGTGAGCTGCGTGGGCTTTCCCTCGTGGATATCATGCGCATGGAAACCAACACCATGATCAAGCTGCTGCCGCGTATCACGCAGCCGCCATTGTCGCCCGCCCAGATCGGCGCATTGGATCCTGCAGACCTCACGGATCTCGCGGGGAAGACTGTGCTTTTTTTCGTGAAGAAGAGCCAGTTGGAGGGACAGGTTCTGGAACTGGAAGCGAATTAAAACTCCCCGATGATGTTGAAGAGGCGATGGCTGACATCGCCTCTGCCTTCCATTGGTCGCCTGCTGACATGGACACAATGGCCGTGGAAGAGCTCGCCCGCTGGCGTGAAAAAGCCCGCGCCCGCCATGAAGCCCAGAACGCCACAACACAGGACTAACTCCCATGGCCACCGGCAATCTCAATGTTGCGATGATCTTAAAACTGGTCGATCAGGTCTCGGGGCCAGCGGCGGGGGCTGTAAGTGCTTTGCGCGGCATTGGTGCGGCGACGGAACAGGCCGGGCGCGCTGGTGTGGCTTGGTCAAATGAACAGCTCGCCGCCAACCAAGCCCGCATGCAAGGATTGCAATCGCAAGCCCTTGGCATCGCCGCCACGGGGTATGCGTTTTATCAGGCTTTAAAGCCCGCGATTGAGTTTGAAAGCGCCATGGCCGGTGTCTCGAAAGTCGTGGATTTTGACAGCCCGGACGGCCTTGCCCAGATGCAGGAAGACATTCTCGCCATGACCACATCCGGCGCGCTCCCCATAGCCGCCGAGGGCATTGCGGCAATCATTGAGGCGGCAGGTCAGGCCGGTGTGGTTGATTCAGCGCTGCCCGATGATGAGGAACGCGCCCAGCTTATTGCATTTGCGCGCGATGCGGCCCAGATGGGCGTGGCCTTTGATATCTCAGCCGAGCAATCCGGCGCATCCATGGCGCAGTGGCGCAAGGCAATGGGGCTGAGCCAATCGCAAGCGCTTGGCCTTGGGGATGCAATCAACCACCTCTCAAACAACATGAATGCAAGCGCGCCGGATCTTGTTGAGATTATCAGGCGTCAGGGGGCTGTGGCGCAATCCGCAGGTCTGGCTGAGGTTGAGATCGCTGCACTTTCGGCGGCCTTTCTATCCGGTGGGGCCAGCCCTGAGGTTGCTGCGACAGGTATGAAAAACTTCCTTGGCGCGCTGACTGCAGGTGAGGCTATGACAGCCCGTCAAAGCGCGGTGATGCAGACCTTGGGTTTTGACGCGGTAGAACTGTCACAACGCATGCAGGTGGATGCCAAAGGCGCAATCATTGAGGTGATGGAAGCCCTTTCTGAGTTGCCTGCACATGCACAGGGCGCGTCTCTGAGCCAATTGTTTGGTGAAGAAAGCAAAGGCGCGATTGCACCGCTTTTAAATAATATCACACTTGTCAGCGAAGCCCTCGGGCTGGTTGGGGATGAGAGCTTGTTCGCGGGGTCGATGCTGGAAGAATACGCTAAGCAATCAGAGACCACGGCCAATGCGCTGAACCTGACCAAAAACTATGTGACGGGCCTGTCAATTGCGGCGGGCAGTATTTTGCTGCCGGAGCTAAACCAACTGTTGGCGACCGTGCAGCCGGTGATCTCTATGATCACGCAATGGGCTGAGGCACACCCTGAACTGATCTCGCTGATCGCCAAACTGGCGGCGGGTATTTTGGTGATGAAGGTTGCCTCACTGGCCCTACGCTGGACCTTATTTTCTGCCCTAACACCCATTTTGCATTTGATCCGGGCCGGGTCTTGGCTTCTGATGATCCTGCCGATGCTTGGCCGTGGTATCCTCGCTTTGCTCAATCCAATGAAGCTCGTGCGCGGTGCCATGATCGCCCTGCGTTACGCCTTCATTGCCAGTGGCATTGGCGCGATCTTGGTTGGTGTCGCCATGGCGGGCGTCTGGATTTACAACAACTGGTCTGGCCTCAAATCCTTCTTCACTGGCTTTTGGGTGGCGTTTCGCGAGGCCCTTGGCCCGGCAGCGCCGATGCTGGACGGCATCATTGAAAGCGCCAAATCGCTTTGGACATGGTTCACCAATCTTTTGGGGCCACTTGATGCCAATGCGCAGACTTGGACAGGTTGGGGCACGGCGGCGGGCACGGCCATTGGTGGCGTCGTGACGGCGGTTATGAATTGGACCGGCGTATCCAGTGAGCTGATCACCACCATCGCGGGGGTTTACGGCGGGTTTCTGGCTTTGCGTTTGATTTGGAAACTGCCCCTTAGCCCTCTGCGTTTGGCCGGTCGCGCCATTGGTTGGATTGCCAAGGGGCCGTTGATTTGGGCGATGCGTGCGGTTGGTTTACTGTCGCGTGCTTTCCTGCGCTTGGGGATCATGGTCATGGCCAATCCCATCGGCCTTGTGATCGCATCCGTCGCGGCTCTTGCTTTTGTTGTTTATCAGAATTGGGACAAGATTGTTGCCTACTTCACAGATAAGGTGGAGGTCATCCGCGCGGCCTTTGATGAGGGGCTTCTACAGGGTGTGTTGACCAGCATGGCCGAGCTAAACCCCTTCACACTTATGACCGACGTCATGAAAGGCTTGGTCGTCTATGTGATGGATTTGCTTGGCGTACCGGATGAAATCACTACCGCCTTTTCTGAGTTCAGTCTCTGGGATACCGGTGTCAATCTTTTGCAGTCGCTCTGGGATGGGATGGCTTCTATCGTGGAAAATATGACGGCCTCGATCTCGGCAAAGATTGCCTCCCTCAAGCCACAATGGCTGACCGATCTGCAGAACTGGGTTGGGGGCGATGACAGCACCAGCGCCGAGCCAGGGCGCGATCGTGGTGGCCCTGTGCGCGCGGGCGTTCCTTATATGGTGGGTGAACGTGAACCCGAGCTTTTTGTGCCCGGTGTTTCCGGTTCCATCCTTCCAGCCCGCGCGATGAAAGCCGCCATGGCGGCCAGCATGATGGCGGCACCTGCAGCCGCCGCCCCAAATCAAGCCGAGATCTTGCAATCTGTGGATCAACGCCCGGCGATCTCAGCACCTGCATCGGGTCAGCAGATCATTCGCCAGGGCGACCAAATCTGCATCACCGTGCAGGCCGCACCCGGCATGGATGCGGCAGAGGTGGCGCGTGAAGTTGAACGCCAGCTTGCCCGTCGCGCAGATGCCCGCCGTGGTGATTTACATGACGGGGGGATGTTTGAATGAACCTTGGTTTTGTCATGATGGCGCTTGGGGCGTTTCGCTTTGGCATGGCGGGCGGGGCCTATCAGACGTTTTCGCGCAGCGCATCTTATCGCTGGAGCAAAGTGAACCGCATTGGCCGCACGCCAGCCCTGCAATACGCGGGGCCGGATGCGCAGGAAGTGACAATTGAAGGCGTCATCTATCCGCATTTTAAGGGCGGGTTGCATCAAGTTGAACTGATGCGCCTGCAGGCTGGCTTGGGCAAGCCAATGATGATGGTGGACGGGCTCGGCTGGGTTTGGAACCGCTGGGTGATCACCCGTGTGGAAGAACGCAAAAGCGTGTTTCTGCGCGATGGGGCCCCACGCAAGATTGAGTTCACCGTGACTCTGCAGGCCTATGGCCAAGACGGGGCGATATCGCTGATTGAGAGGCTCTTATGACCCCGTATCGCACCAAAGACGGTGACATGATTGATGCCATTTGCAAGGCGCATTATGGATCTGAAACCATGGCGGAAGCGGTCTATGAGGCCAATCCCGGGCTGGCGGCCATGGGATCACTTTTGCCCATGGGCGTGGTGGTCTTGCTGCCAGAACGCACGCCAGAACCCGTGCGCCAACCCATTCGGCTGTGGGGCTGATCATGCAGATTGATTATCAGATCATAGCCGATGGCGACGACATCACAGCGCTATTTAAAGACCGTTTAACAGGGCTTTCAATTACAGATGAAGCGGGCTTCAAATCCGATACCGCTGAAATCACAATTGATAACCGCGATCAGCGCGTGGCCTTGCCTGTGGTGGGGGCCAAGCTTGAGATCGCCCTTGGGTTTAAGGAAACCGGCCTGACCGCCATGGGCCACTATATCGTTGATGATCTCGCAGGTGAAATCATGCCCGAGACCATGACAATCAGCGCCAAGGCGGCTGACATGCTCGGCACCATCCGCGCCCCCAAAACCCGCGCTTGGGAAGCCGTCACCTTGGGTGATATCGTGGGCACCATCGCCGGTGATCATAATCTGAAACCCGCGATCAGTGAGGATCTCAAGCCCGCGTTTTATACCTATCTGGCGCAGACATCCGAGAGTGACCTCAATCTGCTGACCCGGCTTGCGCGGGATCTTAACGCGACCGTTAAACCTGCTGCCGGTCACCTGATATTTGTGCCCCGTGGCAGCGGTAAAACCGCCAGTGGCGAGGATATTCCATCGCTGGTGATCCACCGCACAGATATCTCGCGCGGATCTTGGAAACTCACAGGGCGCGGTAAATACGGCAAGGTCACGGCGGAATGGGCCGAGTTGGGAACAGCTGTGGTTCACCGTGTTAGTGCCGGAGACAAAGCACCCGAGCTGAAGTTGCGCCATCGGTATGCCTCAGCGGCTGAAGCCACCCGTGCAGCACAAAGCGCGTTGGCCGCAGGTGTGCGCGCCAGTGGCAAGATCAGCCTGCAGCTTGGTGGGTTTTACGGCGATTTAGGCGCTGAGGCTCCGATTGATCTGCGCGGTGTGCTGCCGGAATTGGTGGGCGTCTGGAACGTGACCCGGGTGGAGCATCGGTTGGGGGAAACGCTGGTGACATCTGTGGATGCAGAACGGGGGGAGAAGGAAAAAACTTGAGCGAGCATCGGCTTAGATGTTGCGGCCCATCCCAGTCAACGGACTGGAGCAGATTGCGAGTCCACCTCATCGCGCCTCTCTGCTTAATCTGCTGTATTCCACGCGCATTCGCGTGATTTTTATAGAGATAGTGAATTACGATGGGTGTATTTGAGCCATGGGTCGCGGAGTGCCACCTACAGAATATTGAAACCACAGACGAATATCTCTGCAAAGCCGCGATCTGGGCAGATGGTCATCCGTTGTTTCGGGCGCGACTGAAAGCCCACTTTCAAGGCAGTGGTTATAAGCTGCTTTGGTTGGAAGAATGCCTTACCGCGTCGCAATATATCGCGCGCCACGGCCAGCAAAAAGAAATCGGATCACTGGCTCGTGCCGTGCATGACGGGCGCGTGATCCAGTTATCTGAGATATTAGCATCAAACGGTGGCGTAGTCGCTCAACCAGAAGCCTATCTGAAGATTGAGGAAATCACTGGTATTGAGCCGCTTGATCAGCAGTTTGGCGTGCATCCTAGGAAAACTGTTCCAGATGCGTTGCTTGAGCCCTTGTTTGGTGAGGTGCCCCCAACGGACGTCGAAATTGAGAAATACGGCGGCATTGATGCAGTGCCGTTGATGAAAACCTACGCCATTCTCGATGCCGCCAAAATGCCCTACATGCTGACCACGCAGCTCGATAGTTCTGGCTTGCAACATCAATCTCTGTTTCAGGGCGAAACTGCCGAAGAGTTGAAAGAACACGCGCCATATCTCGTGCAGCTTGAGGACGGCAATAGGTTCACAGAAAAGCTATTCACCGGCCCAAAGGGAGTTAATGGCCTTTGGGAGAAAGAGCTGGGCATCTACATCCGTTCCCGCGCAAGTTTTTCCGACGTCCGTAAGCACTTCAGAAAGTTCACAAGACTGCAGGACAACAAGGGAGCTTGGTATTATTTGAGGTTTTGGGAGGAAAATACAGTTCTTTCCATCTTCTCACTAAAGGAGAATCGTGAGACGATTTGTCGATTTGTCGATTTGTCGATTTTTCTGTATTGATGGTTCTGGCGAAACAATACAAATTTTCACACCAAAATGCACCTTGAAATCTTGTTGCAGTGAAGGTTTTTCTCCAGAAGATATCGAGAAAATATCAATTACTAACTTCGTGGGGCTTATATTGCCTCAATTGAAGGCGCTAAAGCTTAGCGATGACGCAAAAAAAATTGTGCGTGAAGCTCTACAAGATACAAGCGATCCTGAAATAATTGAAAAGCTGAATGCATCTGCAAAGTATCTAGTTGATTCCGGGTTTAAGAAAAAAACTCAATTAACTGAGCTGTTAAAGCTGGAGAAATGCTCGAACTTCACATTCTTACGCGACGAAGAAGTTTGTTATCTTATTGGCTCTAAAACGCCCGATTTTGCCATGTTTGTGAAGCTAACAAACATGGCGCTTAGAAAAGGAATGAAGAATGACTAACACCGAAATAGGAAGCATTATTAAATCATGCGACCAATCCTTAACTGTTTTTCTTGGCGGTGCTGGTATGGCTGGTGGTTATAATGAAGAGTTTATGACTGTTTTTCGTGAGGCCGGTATATGCAATCCCGTCTACGGAAATTACTCAGGCTTTGGGTGGACAGACACAGGCGGTAATGTTGATATGGGTGGTGATGCCGCCGCAGTTATACTTTTTAACGATATGAACATATTACGTGAAATATATCATTGGGACGGAGAGCGATGGTTATATAAAATGGGGCCAAATGAAGAACACTGGGCCCCCCTTGAAGAACACCCACAATTAATGCGCATTGCTCAGAATGGAAACTATTCACTTCCAGAAATTGGCGTTTCAGACCCCATACCGAGGAAGCAAGATACGTTTAACTTTGTTGGCTACTCTTGGGGGGGCGTCATAGCCTGCCTGTCAGCGCGCTTGCATGCACTGGCCGGACATGAGGTGGATACACTGGCTTTAATTGGCGCCCCTGTGAACCCAAGCTTGTTAAATTGGGTCCGTGAAATGCCAAACATTAAAAATGTTATCGTCAAGAACCTCACAGAGTTCGGAGATCCGATCTATGCGGGCATGTCTGACGCATCATTAATGGGATGTGTCCCAGAGCTAGCAACTTCCATGGCTACAAAGCCACCGGGGGGACATTTTTATTATTCCGGCTCAAACACTGCTGAGTCTATACAAAGAAAACGCAATCTCGTCCAAATACTTGTAAGCCAAGGATTGTCGTAGAGCTTTAAAATGGAAACCGTATGAGAAAATATGCCCTATCGTACATAATAATCACTATATTTTTCTGGGTAGCGTACCAGTTTTTCTGGTACTATGTGGCTCAGCCAAAATATGTAAATGCCTCCGGCGTTCCCTCGGCGCAAATATACCTTGGGCAGCTATGGAGTGTTCTAGTGTACTTTTTGCCAATCAGGTTTATCATATTTGCTACCATTCCGATCTTTTGGAGACGTGATACCTGTGCTCTACGAGGATATGCATGGACGTATGTTATACTTTTGGTGCTAACCATAACAATAGATGTCCCAATTTGGCTGCTCATTGAATTCTTTATCACGCGCCTATCGGTTCTAACTTAAGCCGCACAGGGTGGTGATGAATGATGGCCAGTTTTTGGAGCGCTCGGCAAAATGCATACTTTGTAGCTATCACAAAGCCCGTTCCAAACCTAAGTAGTTGTTGAAAACTTTCGCTCTGCCGTGATTGCAGATATTAGCTGCATTGGGGCTGATAGCCGTCATTGCCAGCGGTTTTTGATGAAAACAACCCTGCTGCAACTTTCTCTGTCAAACACTGCAAGAATCCGTGGCGAGCTACATCCAGATTACAAAATTTTCAGATACGAGATTACTTATGGAAGACGACACACCTCAAAAGCTCGGCTTCAGTATAATCCGAAATCATGAGGCGTTGGCATTACTCTTACTCTCAATGGCTTCGTATATTTTCACCTACTCTAGCCAGAAAGCATATTTGCGCAGTTTTGGCATTGATGAGATGTTTGTCATGATTGAGCTAACAGCGGTTCTGAGATCGGGAGTCTGGCTGATAGGCTCTTTGACCGTTCTGATTTATATTTGGAATGCCCCCATCAAGCCTCTGATCTGGCTCCTGAAGCTTGCGTTCGTTTTACGAACGGTCCTACTTTTCGGAGGTCTATCGTGGTTAGTTTACTCAGCTTCGGGAGTAGTATGGGTAACCGTAATCCTAATCGTATTAACAGCTTTACTCTTGCTCACCGAATGCACCCTAGTTTGCATACACCTAAAAAAACACGGTGGCTTCAGTGGGTATTTAGATAAGCAGATAATTGATGAAAGTGAGGTACAATCAATTTTCGTTAGTGGCCGTATTCTGGATAGCCCAAGCGCATCAATATTCCTCGTTTTAGCCTTTTCCTGCATACTTCCTTACGCCATTGGCGGACTTATTGGAGCATGGGAGGGGGCTAATAAATCTGGTCTTGTCGCGGTTTAGTTCCGGTCTCTTTCGAGCAATGTTTGCTATGAAGGAGATAGAGAATGGCAAAGAGATACACAGACGAGTTTCGGCGTGATGCGGTGCGCATGGCGACGACGAGTGGCTTAATGCTAGCCCAAAAATTGCTGTCTTGGGGCATCTTATAGATCGTTCCAAAAAAATCGAGTCTCACAAATGTTATGATCAACCACGTGATTTCAAACGCGCACTGCAAGAAGAGGGCTGGACGGTTTCTAAGAGCAGGTTTTCAGTAAAAGGCAGCAATGAATACATAATGTTGAACCAACAAGCCGCCCTTAGCCTTAAAGGCCTCGCAGATGATGCCGCAAAATCCGCAATTCGCACGTGAATTGAAACTGCTTCAATAAATGTCCAAGAGGGCAAAATTTAAATGGTAATCTAGCCGCCCAAACGCCCAAAAAATCTGCATTTATATTTTTTCTTTTTTGTTTTCTAACCACCTTTGAAATTTAAAAATGAAGAAAGTGAAAAGTAAGAAAAAGTGGGCTTTTGGGCGGCAAATCCATCACATGCAATTTGCTCTATTACCTCGTATGCATTTGTGGAAAACCCCTCCCGACGTTGGCAGCTATCAATATTCCCGTGTTAGTAAAGGCGAACGATTGCATTTAGGGGGAAATACCTTCCTCATTTGTTGGAATGTACTTCGGGGTTTCGTGGGGTTTCCATTTTCAGCGTTAAAGGATGTCCAGAAAAATAAATGTATTCCGTGA